GACATTCCTTCTTGAGGAGTCAAAGCCAATGTGTCGTAGCCACTGTAAGGTGCAACAGTAGATGATTCACCATAAATCAATGGTTCAACAATCTTAGTTCCACCATTCAACATGCGGATACGGCCTTTGTCCATCAAATGATAGGTCAAAGGACGTGCAGTGAACACGTTGTCAGTGAGGGTCTTGCGATAGTTCGCAATCGTTGTGGATAGAAGTGCGTCAAAGTTAGCATTACCAGGCATGATAGTTCCTTTATAGGGTTAGGAGACGCCGTGAGTTCTCTTTGCAGAGTTCCAGGCATCAGAAATTGAACGGACGGTGCCGACTGCATCCTTGCCAGCCTTAGCAGACGATGCACCTGAAACGACAGACGCATTACGTTTACTTTCAACAGCTTTAGTATCACGAGAAGGTTCTGCCTTCTTGGATGTTCTAACGCGATCAAAAGCTACCTGCTTAAAGACAGCTTCAAGGTTAGTGTTGCCTTGCGCAAGCGCGGCGGCCACTACTTCTTGAGGGTTGAAATCTTCACCATAAGTGTTTTGCAGTCGCTGGATTTCCTCTTCAAGCCTCTGCTGTGCTTGCATCTGCTCAAACGCGCTAACGCGTTTATCAATTTCTTGCAGACGCTTATCCACTGGGTCGTCTTGCTGGAATTCATCCATGAAATAGTCATCATCAACCATACGCTGTGCCTCTTTACGAGTCACACCATAATGGTTAGTTAACAAATCAATAGTTCCAGCAGGGTCGTTTTCCAATGCCTGCCTAATGGCAGAAGCCCATTGAAGTTCCTGCTTCTGTGATGCTAGTTCTTGAGTCTTACGGGTATAGTCCGCTTGACGTGAATAACCAGCAATTGCTTCCGAAAGAGGTACACGAACTTCTTCTCCATCAACTTTAACAGTAATATAGTGATCACTGTATTCGTCAATGTCTAAAAGTGGTGCATCAAATTCTTCTGCTTCACCCATCCCTTCAACTTGTCCATCATCTGTGGGGTCGAATTCTGAGTCATTTGTAAAAGTGTCAGACACTTTGTTTCTCCTTTAGAGTCCACACGGTTGCTCTACATATAGGAATAGTGCGTTACATTAAGTGTTAGGTAATTGCATACCCATACGCTGCGACAAAGCCGCGAGTACCGCAGGATCAACACCTGACAACGCTTCAGGACCTTGAGGCATCGGCCCCATAGCACCAAGATTAGTAGGTGGCATAGCCATAGCTTCGGGTGGCATGGGTGCGCCACCAGGAGGCAACATGCCCTGCTCGGGAGGCATAGGGACACCTTCAGGTGGCATACCACCCTGTTCGGGTGGAGGAGCCATAGGTGATGGTGCTTCCTGAATAAACTGATCAGGGTTCTTAATACCGAAACCGAACTGTAGAACATGTCCAGCCAATGCTGGCATGTTCACAATGCCCATACCAGCAAATGGGGCCATAGCATCTACAAGTTGCAAAGCCATTTGTCGTCGGAACGACTCATTACTAGGTGCAGTAGAGCCAGCCTCAACTTCAAAGTCAAACTCACCAGCAATATAGTCAGCATCAAAAGTAACCCACAAAGGTTCGCCATCTCTACCAACAATACGAGCAACTTGTTCGCCAGTCATAAATTGCTGTGCTAACCCAACAAGACGCAAAGCAACCTCAGCAATAGCACCCTCAATGGTAGCCAACTTGTCAGCCGCACGAGCGTTAGCCGCGTCCTGCACAATAGCCGCTTCTGTCGCTGTGCGACGAATCTCGGGAACACCACCACGCTGATACTCGGATACACCCGAAACAGTCTGAATGTCACCTTCAATGATATCTGACTGACGATAGAACTCGGGAGGAGTCATAACAGCAGGGAAAGGAGCAACAACGTTAGCGAGGTTCTCGTCACCACTAACTGGAACCATCACATTGTCGTAGTCTGATTCTAAAGCGTCACGGCCATCAGCATCAAAGGCTGATTCCTTATATAGATACTTGCGTGAATACCGTTTACGGTGATTCATCATTTGTGTACGAGTCGCATTCAACTCACGTTGAAGCGGCTCAATAGCCTCAAGATCACCCATAGGATAGAAGTAGTCGGGAATATCATAGTTGCGGATCATTACGAAAGGATGACCAAACGCATACGGCATATCCATAGGCTTAACTAGATACTGGTCGCCACCATCACAGAACACAGACATTGTCTTTTTAACGATGTCGTAGAATTCCCAAACTTCAACATATCCTTCTTCGGTATCTTGAATTTGACGTTTGCCTGGATCTTCGTTATAACGACCCCAAGAAGTAGCATTGATGCTCTCGCGCGCGGCGCGTGAGTATCGCTTATCCGACTTAACTTCAGTAAGCGTACGACGAATACGCTGGGCAATCCAACGCGCGTCCTGCATGGACGTAGCGTCGGGATCAACAAACACATCAAATGGTGATACACGCTCAACAAAAGGACGATCCTCAGTAACAATAATAGTAGGCGTAATCTCATTGCCTTCTACCTGTGCATCAGATTGATCTCCTTCTTCAGAGATGCTCTCCTCTTCCACATAACGATAACCACACTTAAGCCAGCCATGACCAACAATAAGAAAGTCTTTTACAGCCCTACGGAACTCGGGACGCACTTTATAGTGCTTCCACCAGTAGTTAATAACAGCCTCAGTAATAATTGCTTTAGGTGCGTCATCGGGACGACGAGCGTTAACGGCAATCTTGGGATAGTTAACAGCAACGCTAGGAGCAATAACGTTTACGGTAGAGAACGAAATATTGACAAGCAAACGATCTTCAGGAGAAATGTCCTCATACTGCTTACCCCGATACAAGTCAATTAGGCGACGCCAAAGATCGTCATAATCTTCTTCACGACGCCACCGTTTTGTCGTAGCAATCTTCTGCTTATATTTGCTAAGAGTTTCTGAATGCGTTTGACGCGCCATTACTATTCACCATCAATGCTGTTAATGTACTCTTCAGAAGCACGATAAACGAAGTTAATGAGTGCGCCAACACCAGTCCAAAGGGCTGTTTTCCAAATCTCTAAACCACCTACAGCACCACCCACAAGGATGCCTGTTGAAGCAAACACAAATGTTGCTACTGCTTTCTTGGCTGATTCTGAATACTTCATAATCCCTCTTTCAAGTGGTAATCAATATGATCGTCCAAACGATCATCTATGTGGTCAACTTTATCTTCAATACGGCGAAGAACTTTATAGTTCTCGCCATGTTCCCTAGTATTACGAGTGTCATACCTTTTCAAAGCCAACATCAAAGGACCACCAATAAGTGCGACGACAATAGGGGTGATCCAATGCATTTTAGACCCAACGAGTCCCAACAGGTTCGGCCTTAATACCAGCCGCAGTGGCTTGCCTCATTTGCTCATCTTGACGCTGTTTAATGGTAGGGCCATGAAAGTCCTCTTTGCCATGTGCAAATCCTAGACGAATGCCTTTTAGATGGCATGCGAAACATACCGCGCCCCGGCGCGGAAGTACGTCAAAAGAAAACAGTTTTGAGCATTCTGTGCAGTTAATAGATCCCATCACATTAACAATGGTTCGTTACATGGTTCTTCTAGTGTTATATGCACCGATAGGTATGGGATCTGTGCCATAATCTTCGCTCATAATGAATCTTTCAAACCAATGCAAACTATATTTGGGTATAGGGGCTTCAGCCCGATATTCGGGTAGCCAAACATACTTTAACATTTGATATGTGATAGCCAAAGACATGACACGGTCGTCATGTGGTGAACCATGCATTTTGCCGTTAGGGTCACGGACAAACATTCTTAATTCTGCAATAGTGCGGCTATCAAACAAACCAAGCTCAGAGTCACGGATAGAAGCAGAAAGTTCGTCAATAGCCAAAGGTTTTGTGGCTGTCGTAGTACGCCAACCAAGTTGCTCAGTCGCCTCAGGGCGACGTTGCTGTAATCTACGAGTGCGGTAAATATTTTTGTAACCATAACGTTGTAAAGCCTTTAGAGTAGTTAAACCGTGGTTGTTATTTTCTACACCTACAAGAGCACCGTTGTACCACCAGCCTATTTCGGCAAGAAGGTCACCAAAAAGGTCAGGTTCAATATGACCATGCCAGTGTCCTACAACTTCTAACGATCTAGCCTCAATGATATGTGCTGTAGAATAGTCGCCATGGACTAAACCTTCAGCAACGTCAGCGCCGACAACATAAACGCCATCAGGTCTAGGATATTCCCAAATAGCAAACTCGCCTTCAGGTACTATTCTGAAATCACAGTTCTTTTTAGAAATGGTGTGCAAATATCCACGTGCTGGTTCAATAGTTTCTATTGAATCCAGCAAATCAATATCAAAAACTGGGTTACCCGACTTAATAAATGCTTCTTCAGGGGTACGAGGATATTCTTGGTGCAACTGCCAGCCTGGCATAGTTTTGCATTTAGATTCGTACCAGTCCTCGTCGCGGTCGCCAGCAGACCAAGGCCAAAAGATACCTTTAAAAAGGTTTGCCCCTGTCTGTGAACCAGTCCATAAATGATGAAAGAAGTTGCCTGAACCGTTAGCAGTACTCAAACAGATAACACGACCACCAACGTCAGCAATCGGCTCAATAGAAGCCCACGCTTCCTCAGAGTTAGGTAGGAACGCCATTTCGTCAACAATAACAAGATACACAGATTCACCACGAGCAGGATCATTACCCGATGGTAATGATTCAATCGCGGACTCATTTGAGAAAGTCATTTTCAACTGGTTATCAGAAGTGATCTGAGGGCCACGTTCTTTCATCCACTGAGGAATAAACTTGAACCCATATTTAGATTTCTGTAGCAACTTTGCGGCTTCTCGTTCAGTACGAGACAACATGACAACAAAGCGGTCTTGCCAAAAGAAAGTTAACCAAAACGCGTAAGCAGCACCAAGAGTAGAAAACCCAATCTGACGTGCTTTTAGAACCACACTGTAACGGTTAGACAACCAGGCTCTAATAGTTTCAACCTGGGCTTCTCGCATCTCAAAAGGTATCCGTCCTCGCTCAGGATGTTTGATATACCAATAGTTGGTACAGAAGTGTTCAAATGCGTCCACGAGGTCGTCAATTGAACCGTCTTGAGGTCCTTTACATTTACGCCACTCACGTTCGTTGAGTAGTTCATTCAGATCCATTGTTCCTCATCTTAAGAGGCTCATCATCCAATTCGCCACAGGCGGGACATTGCCACTTACAAGCCAGTGGTGGATACTCTTCACCACAAACAGGGCATTCAATTAGTTCGGTCATACAACACGAAGTTTGCGAGATTCTTTTTCCTGCGTAGCAACAGCAGCAATTAGATCTTCAAGTTCCTTGTCTGACAACTGACCGATATTTGTTTCAGATTTAACGGTAAGGGTTGGGGGAGCCATTCTATTTGTAGCCTGCAAGTACAACTGGGCAGCCTTGATGTCGCCGCCCAACGCCTTCTCATACAGAGTGTCCAGCAGACGCTGAGAACGCTCAGGAGAACCCTGGACATCATCAACCTTGGACTGCCATTCCTTGCGGAAAACATCTTTCTTTTCCCAACGGCGAAGAGTACTAATGTTGACCCCAACAGAGTCAGCGTACTTCTCTTTGGACGCAGGTGTCCTTTCAGAAGGTGGTGTACACAACCAACTGATATACGCTTCTTGGCGCGAATCCAAAACATTTTCTTCAAGTCCCATCAAAATACAGGCAACTTCGTTACCTGTTTAGGGATGTAACGG